GTCTCTAGTTCTTTCCATCCAAATTTTGCTTGATCCAATTCTTTTGCTGTAATCCCTAAGGCTTTTTCTGGCTTCTGACCGTCCCCATTTTTAATTTGGATCTTATTGACAGTCTCCAGCTTTCCTTTTTGGAACTTGTAATGGATCAAATCTACTTCTGGTTGAAGAGACGAAAAGCTAGCATAAATGACCGAGCCATCCTCAAAAATTTGAAAACTTGAACGAGAGCCACCAGAGGAAGCCACAAAAGCTGTATGCAACAATTCTGGTTGCTGGCCTTTCAGATAGTAGATTGCTGAGACTATTTTGCCATTCCCAATCAAGAGTTCGTCCCGCCCATCCTTATCCAAATCTGTATAAAAATAGGAAAGGTTAGGTTTACTACCCAGAGTTTGAAGATACATGGCATAGACATACTCATCAGATTGAGGATCTATTTCTTTTAGTTTAGTCTCTAGACCAGCACTATCACCTGCTTCGATAGCCCTAGTGTAAGCCTGATAACGTTCAAGCACTGTTTGATAGTACTCATGCCCAGACGATGCTTTCTTGGAACTTTTTCCATCTGTTACTTCACTCTGAGCTGTAGAGGGTTGCGTCCGAGGACGTCGCTTAGGTCCACATGCCACCAAGGTTAGCAAGGTCATCGCTGCCAAGCTAACTTTATAGATTTTCTTCATCGTATACTCCCTAAAACTTTCTCCACTTTATTATACCAAAAACTATCTATGGTTGCCATCAAATCTTCATACGTTCTCAAACGTTGCAAAATCGCGCATATTATCAAAATATCGTTTCCATCATTTTTCAATAATTGAAAAAAATCGTATTCAAAATCGTATTCATTGCCCGCATAATTGAGAGAATGAGCCCGAGGGCTTTTTTTATTTTGTCCGTTATAATAGACAATCTCAATAATTGCCGTTATAAGCGCAATAAAAAAGCCCCCTCGAATTGAGGGGGTGTGTGTCTTATTGTAGATTTTCCGGCCACGGATCGTCCGTAGTATAGGACATGCTAGTAAATCGTAAATCTCCGATATCTCTATCAGTAGGTACGGGATCATCGAATTGTAAGCGTAGCTGGTTGCCGTCGCCCGGCCCGCCTAAATAGAAAGTGCCAAGGCGTTTACCCTTGTCATTGGTCATAATACCAAGTTTTGAGCTAGTCGCACGAAAACCGACGGGTATACCGCCGACATTTAAAATCACCACGTTACGCTCACGGTCTGACCCTTGAGGAACGTAGCTGGGCGCACCTCGTCTCACGATCCCAAACCAACCCCACGATAGACCACCGAAGCCGACCTCTACCGTGGAATTTACACGTCTAAACTCAACATATGCATTAGTTTGATTTGAGTTGATGTTTCTTGGCTTATATTTGACATCGCCAAACAAAACAGACCAAGCGTTAGAGCCGGTTCCAGCGGTCTTTTTGATCCACTTGACAGCCCCATTCTTCGCTGTCGTATCGGTATATATCGTACCGATATCAGCGTTTAGAGCGTACGGAAAGCCTTGGCCTTTTAATTCGCCACTAGCACCACCACCAGATCCAACTGAGCGTTTTAACTCTTCCAAGTCGTTTTTGCTTGCGAGTTGGCTTGTGTCAATCGTTGGCAATTTTGATTGCGTGACAAACGGATCACCACCGTTTTGGAGTTTGGTGTCAATGAGAGCGTCCAGACCTAAGTCAACGTGCTTCTCTTTGATGTTGGTGGTCATCTGTGCTTGTAATGTCGCATAAGTCGGAAATAACTCGTAAGCTTTGGTAGTCTGTAATGCTCCGCCTTGGTTGGCTTGAAGCGCCCCAATATCACGACCAATGGATTCTATAGCTTTTTTTAATTTATCCATTCAGTACCTCTTAGAGGGTATTTTTGGCGCTGTTATAAATTTGTACAAAGTCAGTATTTTCAAGATCAGTAAATTTCTGACCAAGCTCGGTCATTTTGGACACGATCGCACTATCTGAGCTTCCGCCAGCTTGGATCTTTTCAGCGATCTCTTTGAGAGTGTCCAGCTCTTCTGGAACACCCTCGCCAAGGATTGCCGTTTTGACACCAGCGATTGCAGTGTTAAGTTGCTCTTGCGTGATGCCACCTTGACCAACCTCTGACTTCTCTGCCTTGTTTGCGAGTTGCGTTTTGATATCCTTGATATCCGTACCGACTGCTTGAACGAATTTAGTTAATTTTTCTGTGTTTAAAGTCATTTATATGTCCTTTCTAAATTTTAGCTAGATTGTATAGTGTAGTTAAATCTGGCAACTCTTCTGCTTGTGGGCCATTTGGATGTTCTGCGATGTACTTGTCGATTTCAGTCTTGACATCGTTTTTTACAAGCGATAAGACTTCCTCAGTCGTGAATTCTTCCGCAGATTTCGTAACCTCTAGCCGAGCGCTTCTGTCACTTGGAAAAATGTATCCATCACAAACAACTTCAACAAGATATGACCCTATCGGCAATGCCTTTTCGATTTTGAAAGTAACTCTGGACTTATCCACTGTACTCTCAAATGTGGCCTTTCCTTTTTGGTTAAAGATCCTGATTGTGGCATTTTTGCCATTAAGCTCGCTGATCGGGTGCATGTTTTCGTCCAGTAGCTCATAGCCAAATAAAGAGGCGCTATCTCCTTGTTTAACAATAGCACCACCTTCAAATTGCTTTAGATTCGTAGAATTTAATAGTGTCATTAAATCCTCCTTTGTTTTAAGAGAATGATCCGAAGTCTGTAATCCGTTGACCATTCTCTGATTGACCGACTGCCACATAGCGACGATTGCCGGACGCACCGATGTAAGTGATCCAGATATAACCATCGTTATCTAACCAGCCGTCGTAATTGATTTCTTGGCCAGCAGTATAGACTGCCACAATCTCACCAGCAAGCCCAGCAGACGCACGTACATTAAGAGCTGAAACTTCGACAGTAAATGTGCCTGTCTCTGAGTTGAATCCGCTAGAATCAACCGTAAGTGGCTCAGCTGGTGTGATAGGTGTTACTTCTGCCGGTTGATCATCGACTGGGAAGTAAAACCAACCTACGATACCATCAAAATTGCGTGTATTGTAGCGTGCTGGGCCACCGACATACAAGCTGTCAGCGTTACCGTCAATATTCTGCTCGATGGTTCGCATGGTGTAGCCATCTGAGTCTTCGATGACTAGCCCAGTGTGGCCGTATGAATGACCTGCGATGTAAGTTGTGTCTTGGACGAATGCTGCACCAGCACGAGGAGCAGACGACACATCACCCACCACATTGTAGACAACCTCATTGCCAGCATCTCTAGCAGAGTTGAGCAAGTCGATCGCATTTCCCCACAAAGACTTACCAAAAAAAGTAATTGACAAATCATTTACTTCGTCTACGCATTGTGTTCCGTAGCATCCATCAGCATCGGCACCTACTCCAGCATCAGCATTAGCTTTCACATGATTGATCAAGTCAATAGTTCTTACCATTTTATTTCTCCTTTAAATCAAAAGCCACCACCCAAAAATAGGCAGTGGCTAACAAAAAGATTGTAGTTTTAAGAGCCAGTCTTTTAATCAGCATTTGGCTCGTAATAGTTAAGCGCACGCTTGCTATCGCTTAGACCTGTTGTGGTAGGGTCATTAACGACACCGACCAAAACAAAGACCACAAATAGCACATTGACAAATACCAGGATTTTATCAACAGTTTGGCCAAACTCCAACTTGATACCAAAGATATCTGCAAAAGCTTGGAAGAGCAATGCAAGAGCTGGCACAAGAGCGAGCCAAAAGTTTTTGTTTTTCAAACGTACAGTCCAGTTGATTTTCATAGTTTTTTCCTCTAATCTTTCTTGTTTTGAATTAATGCTTTAAGTTCCTTCATATCCTCGCTCAAGGCCTTGACCTGCTCTGCGAGGATTAAAAGAGACTTATTCTGTTCATCGTGGTTGTCGAGTCGTCTTACTGCAGTAAGACGGAAGTCACGCATATTTTCGATATCCTTTTCGATAACGACCATGCGTTTCTCTTGTGCCACGACGCTTCCTTTAAAATTTCCGTAAATTCCAAGTAAGACACCGACAAATCCGATGATCATCGAAATGTCCTCTGGTGTAAAGTGGATCATAGATCACGCCCCTCTCTGATTAAAGTACTGGTTGTGGTGTAGCTGTCGCAACCGGTTGAGTTTCAAGATCTCCACTTGGTTGTGCTGGCTTAGATTCTTTCGGAAGCTCCCATTTCCAAACTGCCAGTTTTCCATCTTGCGACAATTTACCTTCTAGTTCTTCCACTGATTCGCCATTGTAGGTAAAATCATTATTTACTTGCACAAGCACACGAGTGCCTTCGCCATATTTAGCGATGTGATTTGGATTATTAACGACAAAGATATCGTGCGCTTTATATTCCTTGCCAATTTGGCCAGTTTCTACCAATTCCAATCCACGAGCATACAGAGTTGGATCAAGTGGATTGTCCGTATCTGTTACACGAGCGAGAACCGACCAATCAGCCACTGATTTGATGCTTTGGATTTGTTGCGTCATCGCTTCATTTTCCTTGGTCAATTCTTGGATTTTAGCGATAGCGTTATTGTTGGCCTCGACAGACTTGTCAAGCTCTTTCTTGATGGCTACGACAGCCCCAGATGTATCCAATTCCATGCGGACGATGTTTAATACTGCTTCAACCAATGTCGCATCATCTTCGGCCATGCGATTTGTTGGCAAAATTTCCTCAAATACACGGTATGGAAAATCTTGCTTGATTGCCACCTTGGTGGTGTTAGCTACTGCATCGTATGATTTAAATTGTACTTTATAATCCATTATTTAGTTACCTCGTTTTTGTTTTTGATTTTGTCGAACAGTGCCTTCAATTCAGCATCAGATTCGATAGTGTTGCGATAGTTTTCAACTTCTTGAGCAAGTTGCGCTACTTGTGCTTGTAAATCGGTGAAACGAGCCTTAAACTCAATTTCACCAAGCGTCTTGTCACTCAATTGCTTATTTAATTCAGCAACCATTGAAAGTAAAATGTTTTCGTTCATTATTCCTCCTCTAACCAATATGCGGTCTGCTATAGCTCCAAGCATCAAGCGAGTCCTGTATTTTATTTTTCATCGCATCAGACATCGTGACTTGTCCCTTAGCATGCGCCCACAGTTTCCATAATGCTGCGATGCTCTCTACTAAATTTATAAACTTAGTAGGATTATCAGTAGCGCCCCTAGTTTCCTTTGGTATGACAAAAGACCTAGCCCAAATTTCTGAATTTTTATTCCAAATACCGGGCGTGATAATTTGCGAAACATTCGAAAACCGCCAGCCATCATCGCTTTGCGAGTGTTTGAAATGGATGTGGTCTCCAAATTGATAGATATTATCAAGTGTACTGTTGGCATTGTTATCGATTACGATGCCCGCAAATGATGGTGAGTTCCAATTCTCTGTACCGTTACGATTGCTACCGATAATAGTCTTAGCATGTTTATGTCCGTTTTCGACACTTGCCTCATAACGTATAAATTAAGTAGGATAACCATTGAAGATTCGTCTTATAGATGCAGTATCTGCCATCATATTTAACGAACTATTATCTAAATCAAACACCATTGACCCTGTGTTGGATGTTAATCGCCCACCCTGTACTCTCTCAGCAGCCACATCGATAGATTTTAACTGTGTGATAAACGCTTTTTGGGAAATCAGTTCTCTAATAAATGCTTGATTAGCAAGCAATTTCTGGATTAAAGCGTAGTCAACTTGTAGCTTATCAGCTGTGACTGCATTACTGGCAAGAATCTGAGTTGTTACTGATCCGGATTCCATGTGACCGGTTCGAACACTTTGGGAGGCTAGATGCCGGCTTGTGATAGATCCATCAACTACCATGTCACCTTTTACTTTGATTAATTGAGCGATCAAAGCAATGGATTCTGGCTCTTGTACCATCAGGGAACTAATCGTTCTTCCATTGATGGTTTTTCCAGTACCGAAGGAAATTTGACTTGGTGTGATTTGGATATCCGTTTTTCTCAACATATCACCAATTTGGCTAGTGATTGTTGAAAATTGCCCATCTACTGTCTGCTTGTACTCAGCAAGCTTAGAAGATATAACTTGGTCATTATTTTGCTTTAAATCTTCAAGTCTTCTTGTGATTCCGGCTACATCTTCATCATACTTAGATTTCGCTATATAGCCTTGCCCCAAAATCTGTCTGGTTGCTTTTACAGCATCAACAGCAGCCTTCTCTGAGTAGGTCTGCATGCGTTGTTCAAGTTCACCGTTTGGGCCTGTTTTAGTCTCTAATTTAGTTAATTGAGTAGAGAGACCTTGAATTGTCCTCTCAAACGTAGCTTGTGCTTGTTCAACCAAATAATTTTGATCTTCTGGGGCAGGCCCTGCATCTGTTCTGGTAGTACTTTGTGTTAGCTCCACCTTTTTGAATGAAATTGAGCCTGCTTCACTATAGCCAATAATGATGCGCCAGAAATCAAACTCATCGCTTTTGTCTAAGGAAGGAACAGAAACCTTGTACAACTGCCAGTCATCTGTTAATTGAAATTGAGCAGTGATTCTTTCTGGATTGCCTCCAGATTTTCTATTCTCACGCAATGAAGCCCACATTGTCCCAGAACCACTATTTCTTTTAGCATAAAATGAAATTGTATAAGGCTCTCCTTTTTCTAGAAGATCCAAAGCGGTTGTTTTTTTTGTGGCCCAGCTTGGTGCTGTGCTAGAAAATAGCTGTGCTTGCTTCCAAGTGTTAGTGTTACCTGAAATGGTATAAACACCATTTTCTGCCGTGCCGGTTGAATCACTTGAGTCGCCATGAGTGAAAAACCACAAACCACGAGAGAAATCATAATCTTCTGCGTAGTTCCTTGAACCAACTTTTAGAGTTGTGAATTCTTCTTTGATGCCATTCACTGTCTGCTCAACATAAGAGCGATCTGCTTTGCCATTCGTGACATTGGTCAGGTCAGAGATGGCTTTTTCAGTCGTCTGCTCAAATCTAGATTGTGCGCCTTGAATGCCAGTGAATTGGCTCTGTGTCTGAGCTTTGAAATCGCTCATCAACTTCTGGATATCTGCATCACTAGTTTTCAACTGGTCAGCAGTAGACTTTAGCTCTTCCATTTTGACTTCAATGCCGTTGTATTGAGCTTTAAATTCTTCTACAATTTCATTTTTATTAGCTTGTTTTGCTGAATTGATCTTGTCAGTGACTTGCGCTGAGATTTCTTGCTTAACCACTTCAGCTTGTGCTTTGGCTTGCTCAATCCCGTCCGAGATTTTATGTTCCAGGTCTTTTGCTTGCTTGTCATACTCAGCATTTGCATTGTCTACAAGCTTTTGTACTTTTGCCTCGTATTCCGCATCATAAGACTTCATTTTCTTATCAACAGAATCATTGACCATGCCTGATATAGAGTCTGCCAAAGTTCTTGTTACTTCACCAAATCCGATGCTGACAAGTTTGATGCTCATTGGATTAAACTTGTATTTCGTGATCTTTTTTCGCAAATCCACATCGTAGTCCTCGTGGAAGATGCTCACGATATCAAACATGTGTGCTGGTTGATCTGCCTGGCCTACAACATCGATTTCAAGACTCTCTTCAATCATGTCACACAGAGTTTCACGGAAATAGCGCTTGCCATATTCCTCAAGCGTTTTTTGATCCACGACATCCTGATCTTGTACTTCCATATCCGCTTCGTAGATATGCTTGTATTTATTGATCAGTGGGCTGTCAATGGTCACGGTTAAGATCTGATCTTTCTTTCCTTCCTCGTGCGCTTCGATAACCTTTTTAAAATGGATCCGTGTTCTCAACTCTTTAGTGGATTTCGATTCTTGGAACGATTTCATGTTTTTCTTATAGGCAAACAATGATTCATTTTCGATTCCACCATGTTCCAGCAATCGAACACTGTACTTGTCACGGACAAGGTCTCCACCCCATTGCCCAACGATGGAATGCTTGTCTTTGGCCAAGGCTTCCATCGCTGAGACATCTTTAAGATTGAGGGTGTGTTTTGACATCACATCGGAGAAAAATGTGAATGGTGTTTCTCGTTTAAATCCGGCAACAAGCGCATTCATTACAGTTGCTCCATTCACTCGATCGACATTGATCTTGTTGATAGAATATCCATTGAGTAATGTTGCTACTTGATTAGCATACACAGTGACATATCCGTGTTGCTTCTCGACTTCAAAGATAGTAAAGTACTGTTCGCCATGCAAATCGTCAGCAACTAATTCTGTTTCCGGAGTTAACAATGCCCATTTTGAATCTGATGTAGGGAATTTAAAGGTAAGTTGATATGTGCTGTTAGCTTCTTGAACAATTTCGGAGCTAAAAGCTTCATTAAGAGGAAAGTTTCCCTCTTGCAGATAGATCATACTTTATACCTCCAATTCCCTTTTATTGTGACTTTTGAGACGGTACCTGAAACTGCAATACCAGACGTACCTGGAGCGATTTCAAAGAAGCCACCTCTTTTTCTCAAGGTGTTTTTCAGATTTCCGTTTTTGTCATAGACATTTTGTTTTTTGTGACGACAGTCAATTGTTGCTTTCGTATCAATCGTAAGTTGCATGGTTTGCTTACCAATCGTAAGCGTCACATCACCATTTCCCTCAACTGTGATGACCGGTTCAGAATAGACTGTGCCAGGGTTCGTCACAGTCCCGTCGCTTGTCAACACGACTTCCGTATTGTTTTTCTGATAGCGGAAAGGATGCATCTTGAGCTTGATTTCCAGTGTCCAAGCATGGATGCCGTTCTGTCTGAAACTTGAGCCAGCATAGTCAGCGTAAAAAATAGAGCCTGGTCGATGCCCAAACTCTACTACATTATTCTGCTGATTGAATTGATTGAGGACTTTCTGGACCTCTTCTTCTTTTACTACATAGAGGCTGACAGTCTTATCGTAGCCATCATAAGCACCATCATATATTGGATAATCACCGTTGGCCCCATAAATCGTATTATTGTCAAAACGTGGCTGAGCCATTTGCTCCTCACCGTAATCGGTGACATAGCAGTTTGGGATTGTTCCAGTGTCAAACCCATTAATAATCATGTTAAACATTAGATTCCCTCCCTTGCCATGATTTTAGAATAGCGTTGGTAGCTATTTTGCGCCAAAACATTGCCATCTAGATAGGTTTCTGATGGTTTCTCAAGGATAGCAGTCAATAACTTTTCTAAACTTGACCTCAGAAACGCAATCTCAGCAACGACATTTTGACCATCGTACTCATTGCCACCTTTATTATCGATTAGCACGATTTCCCGATTGGCTTTTTCCATCTCTTTCAGAAATTTCGCATCCTCTGGAATACCGATACCGGACGCATACTTAGGAATTCCGAGTTTTTGCATCAAACGTCTGGTCTTATCCGCACGCAAGACCTTGGATCCACGAGGCAGTGGCATGATGACATCTCGACCTTCCGGGATGAAGCTCCGTCCATCTGGTAACGTGACCATCTCACGATAGACCGCATTGCGCTGGTCGTTGACCATAGCAAGTCCACCTGGGTGATAATCTGTACCATCTTTGTGCCCGAATAATCTTCCGACGGTATTCACCACACGATTGACTACTTCTGTAGCTGTGATGGTAGTATGCCAACTTGTAGGGATTGATTGAATAGCCCCGCTTGCAGAGTTCGCAGCATTAATTGCACTATTAGCATCACCAGTCATATACTTCGTAGGACTATAGAGGGCGTTCCATTCATTCTGCTTGTTGATAGCAGATTGTCCCGCATTTACTGCACTACTAGCATCCCCAACCTGTGGCTTAGTTGGCGATGGAGTTGCGTTCCATTCATTCTGCTTGTTAATGGCAGATTGCCCTGCGTTGACGGCATTGCTTGCGTCTGCAGTGATTGGCTTCGTAGGTACTTGATAGTTGTTGACTGCTCCATAAGCCTCAACGGCTTGATTCTTGCCGGCTACAGCACCACTTGCATCCGCATTGATGTTGGTGTTTGTCTCCTTCGGAATGTTCAGGATATCGTTCATTACCTGGGAGATAACTTTGCTGGAATTGTCTTTCGCATTGATTGGGATATTAGGATTCATCCCGACAAGCAAGTTAAGGGCTTGCTGGATTTTAGTAACCTCACCAGTTGCTAAATCTTTAGCAATAAGCTCTTTCTGCTCCGGACTCAACTGATTCCATTTCTGTAAGGTAGAGATAGCAAGGTTCCCAGAGTTGAGGAATGCCTCGTTCTTCATCAGCATTTCTTTGACTTCTACTGGTAGGGCGTTCCATTGAGCGAGTGCCTCCTTGTTTTCAAGGATAGCCTGCATACCTTTGTGACCGTCTAAAACGAGTTCTTTCTGTTCGAGAGTCAGTTCATTCCATTTACCGGTTTCGACCAAAGTCTCACCAATCAACATCTTAGCGTTGGTCTCAAGGATGGCATTCTTCAGGATGAATTCAATCGAATTCCAACCATTTTCTGCTTCCAAGACCTTGGAAATTTCTTCCTTGGCGTTCGTCTTGATTTCACCCTTTTTATCATCAAGTACGAGCGAATTCCAGACTGTGTTCGCCTCAGCGGTTTCCTTACTCATGTTAGCCATGGACTTCGCAACGATTCCGGATGATGTTGTGACAGTATCAGCAGCAGAACGCATATACTCTTCAAACTGCTTAACATCTAACCCAAGAGCTCCCATCCGTGATTTAACGCCTTGAAGGGCCTCTTTACTCCAACGACCATTGTAGTTGTCGAGGAAGCTCTTCTCCAACTCCATATACTTTTGTTGGTAGGCTTCTTTACGTGCCAGATGCTCTGCTTCAAGCTCATCTAACTTTTGATTGCGCTCTTGAATACCTTTTACGGAATCATCGTTTTTATATGCCTCTTTGATAGCTTGCTTACGCTTCTCGTAGACCTTCTCTTCTTCCTTGACCCAATCAGTGACCACCTTCAACGCATCTCTACGCTGCGTTTCATTCATGGATTTGACATCGCCATTCATGGCTTGCATGATAGCGTGTTTCTTATCCTTAGAAACATTCAGCAAGTCCAATTCCTGGCTAATCATTTCGTGTTGAATGTTGGAAACAATGGCTTTTTCTTCAATTGTCAGGTCTCTGTGTTGGTCCTTAGCATTTTGATAGATGCGACCGACCTCTTCGGTCATATTCCTGACATTTACTTTGGTTTGTTCAAGTTGCTCTTCTTGGTGCTTACGAACCTCTTCGCTCATGCCGACTTCTTTAGCGAGAGCTTGTAATTTCTCTTTCTTCTCATCGATCAGCTTGTCAATCTCACTATTGAGCTTTTCAAATGAGGCCTTGACATTATCGACATTTCCAGCAGTTGCCCCAAAATCAACGATAGCCTTGTTGGCTTCGTCCACTTTGGATTTAAAACCGCTCAGTTGTTCATCTTGGACCTTGCTGACGGATGTACCCCAGCGCTGTGTCCTATTCTCAGCCTCAGCCATCTGCTCAGCGATATAAGTTAAGCCGACTAGTGTCGCACCACCGAGCAGGACTCCCCAAGTGGCACCACTACCAAGCGAGGCTACTGCAGTAGATAATAAGCTTGTACTTGTGCTAGCTTCAGCAGTTGCAGTCCCTACTTGACCAATGCTTGCGGACAGGGCTTTAAATCCACCAGCCACAGAGCCAGCATCTTTAAATGTTTTGATAGCACCAGATACTTTGCCAATGCCACTAACAAGACTTCCGAAACCTTTAGTCAAGCCACCAATGATTCCGAGACCACCACCTAGCAATTTCAGAGCGGGCCCAGCGGCCGCTCCCATCAAGCCCCATTTGATGATATTCTGTTGTTGTTCAGATGACATCTTGCTAAACTTCTCAGCCATCTCAGACAGAGTTTTCAGCCAAGGTTTAGCAGCATCTAGTCCACTATTCAGGGCCTTCAGCAATGGGCCACCAAATTCGATAGCGATATCCGTAATCTTGTTTTTAAAGATTTTCAACTGTGATTCAGTGGTTTCGTACCGCTTACGAGCTTCTTCAGTCAGCGCACTGTTTTTCTTCCATGCACTGTTTGAGCGATTTACCGCATCTGTCATTGTGTCAGATGCTGATGCAAGAGATTTCAGCATATTTCCTTGTCGGATACCTTGCATTCCAAGTTCGTCAAGGATGCCGTCCATGTTCTTGCCTTCGTCAGTGGCTTTTTGCAACCCTTTGATAAAAGATTGCAAGGCTTGCGCTGGCTTCTCTTTCCATGCTTTGCTGAACTGCTCAGACGTCATTCCTGCAGTTTGGGCAATCAGTTGTAATTTTTCAGTGGCACCTTTTCCGACTCCAGACACCGCTTTTCCGATGCCTGTAAGAGTTTGTGTCATGGCAGTACCACCAGCCTCGGCTTCGATACCAACACTACTCATAGCAGTTGCAAGCCCAAGGATTTCAGGAGTGGTTAAGCCAGCAAGTTTTCCTCCAGCCGCCAAGCGGTTTGTCATTTCAACAATATCACGCTCAGTCGTCGCAAAGTGGTTACCCAAATCAACGACCGCAGATCCAAAGTGACTGGACCATTCACCCAGGTCATTTTTCGAGACCTTCATGATGTTCCCGATTTTGGCAATCGAGGAGGCGGCTTCTTCTGCACTCAAGTTGGTTGATACGCCGAGATTTACCATTGTTTTAGAAAACTCTTTGATTGCCCCAACTGGTACACCTAATTGTCCCGCTGCTTCTGCAACGTGTGCAATTTCAACCGCACTAGATGGCATTTCCTTAGCCATATTCCGAATGCTTGCAGAGAGCTTATCAAACTGTTGAGGTGTCCCATTAACCGTCTTTTTGACCCCGGCAAAGGCACTTTCGTAGTCGATTGCAGCCTTGAGCGCAAATCCAGCACTAGCGACAAGAGGGGCAGTGAGACCTTTTGTTAAAGTCCCGCCAAGGTCAGAAACCTTCTTACCAAAGTTCTGAATGTTTTCTCCGCCTTTTTTGATACTCTGCCCAAGAGCCTCCATCCGACCGGAGAAACTATTTTCTCGAGCAACAGCTTTCAAAGCTTGCTCGACTTTATACAATTGACCTTCCATTGCAGATAACTTCGCATTCTCACGCTCGATATCCGCAGCGGCTTTGTCATACTTAGCAGATCCAGGATCAAGTTTGTCAAACCCTTTCTTCATCTGATCAAGGACATTTTTCTGTGCCTCAATCGCCTGACCAAGTGATTTATACTTTGATTTCAGTAAATCTGCATTATTTCCATGAGATTTTAAAGTGCTGTCGAGTGCCTTGACGTTATTTTGGAAATACTTCACCGCATTCTTCGCACTTGTTAAGCTAGGATTGAACTTTGACACGTCCAGCCCTAGTTCGATATACATTTGTCCTAGTGGCGTTCCACCTGCCATTTTTCCTCCTTCGAAATAAAAAAGCCTTTAAAAAGGCTTTACTTTATATCCCGTCAAATATGTCTGCAATATCTAGCGGAGTTTCGTCTTCCGGATCGCTACTTGTATCGACGATACCGATTAAGTCATCCCAGCTAATATCCATAACCTCATTGATACTCATATTGTACGGACCATTAGAGACATTTTTGACAAATTTATAAAAATGCTTTAAAGCATCTTTGGGATCTATTGTTTCCCCTTTGGGTCCACATCACCTACCAGATGAGCGTAGATGTCCATAAATACTTCAATGATTTTCGCAAAGTCTGTATGCTCCAGCAATTGTTCAACTGTAACATTTTCAAAAAGCGAAGCGATAAAGTTTAACTGTTGATCCAATTTTTCAACTTCTGACTTTTCAGACGTGAGCGAGTCATTGAGTACAAGATAGTCACGATAGTCACGAGTAGTGATTTCTTTACTGGAGTATAGGACATCTTCGCCTTTCTCGTTCTTCATAGTGAATGTAATTTTAGCCATTTTGTTTTCCCTTCTAAATTAAAAAGCACCTTGCGGTGCCTTCTTTTATTTCGTCCAGTTATTTTTCCCGAATTCGACCTTTGTGACATCCTTAGACGCATTACTTTGCTTCATCGCAAAAATGATAGTCACATGACCTTCCTTGCCAGCCTGGAAGACGACGCTGGAATCCGAATTGATAGCTACAGTATTGTCATTTGAAACTACCGAGTCGAATCCAAGATATTCCCCATCTTCGTCACTCGCAAAGAATTTTCTAGGGTTTAATTCAACATTTGATGTATCCTTATTATTAATTGTCAGGGTGACGGTGACAGCTTTGTACTCATTTTTATCATGTTCCATAGCGAGTAACCCTGAAGTGTCTTTTTTCGGTTCCCCAACTGTCATTTCAGTCTGATCAAACAGGACCGGTTCCCCGAACTGATAGCGGTATTCTCCTTCGCTTAATGTAAAATCGATAGCCTCAGAAGCAAGCGTGTGATCTACTGCAAAGACATAAGTAAAAAATCTAGATTTGATATTCTCAATCCGTTCCTTGTCTTCTTTGAGACTCTCATATTTCTTTTCTAGCTTAGATTTCTCGCTCATCGCAGAGAATAACAGCCCTGACATCGTTACTAATCCGATACCAAATGCAATAGTTAATAAAATCAAAATCGAATGTTTATTCTTTTTCATCGCAAACCTCCACAATCTTATTTTACCAAAAATTGAAAAGGTTTACAATATTAAGATAATAAAACAAAGGGGCTAGATGCCCCCGTTTTATTTTATCCGCCTGCTACGATACCAAGTTTGGTTTTAAGTTTCTGAACCTTAGTATCATCTTTACCAAAGTACATTGCTCCATACTTGTCTTTGGAGTCTTCTGCAGTAGAAGCTCCAGCGGTAAAGGTTACGTTGGTAGTAGCAAGTTCATCTGCCTTGTCCTTGATCGTGTTCAAGTCGATGGCATCCATTGAGAGGTTCCCTTTGTAGAATCCGTAAAGGGCAAGCTCTCCGCTCGCTGTACTTGATTCAAGCAAGATAGAAACATCCGCTGATACAGTGTCAGCACCAAATTCGAGGATATCATCTGTATCAGTGTATCCAAGTGCTTTAGCGTACAATGCAACTGGGATGTCCAAGAGTCCTAACTCAACCTTCAAGTCACCAACACCACGATTGTTTACGTGGTAAGCGATGTTACTACCAAATGTCTTAGTAGGATCATTTGCCAAACCAGTGATTTTAGCAGTTTGTGTAGCACCTTCTCCCTTTTTACCTTGAATAGTAAAGACGTTAGTGCCTTCTGTCGGTGTTCCACCGTCTAGGATGCGAACAGTTAAACTCTTAAAGCCGACTGTTGCTGTACCTTGTTTTTCTTTTCCCATTATTTAAAATTCCTTTCTAATAGTCGTCATATAGAGAGCTTTTCCCTCTGTATGTCCGAGCATCTACATAACGTTTAATTTCCGGGATCCATGTATCTAGACCCCCGTCTGTTTGGTAGAAGCCTTCTGACTCCATGACTTTCTCAATAGCACCTTGCAATTCCTTGCATTTGATGCGGTCAGTAGACTCTACGTTGATTTGATAGAGAAAAGTCTTTGACAGACTTGTATTGCTTCCACGGTCGTTTTGAAGAGGAGGGCCGACCGGAATGATGACAATGCTCGGCTCCTTCTCAGAAAGCGTCTCAGGACGCTTAAACGACTTGATAGAAATCCCAGAAAATGCCTCATCGCTTTTTAAGGCGTTGTAAATTTCGGTCAATTTATCTTTAATCATCCAAGTCCCTCCGCTTTTAGTTTAGAAGCCAGTCTGTATTTAAACTTCTCTTTGTTTGCCTCTGAAAATCTTCGAATCACGCCAAAACCTCGAGGATGTGCCTTCTTCGCATAGCCGAATTCACTCAAGTGGACCAAGCGCCAGCGTGAACCAGGGCCAAATCCAAGTTTGACCATTGGGACACCTTCAAAGCTTCCAGTGACATTCCCAATAGTTACGCTTTCGATGGTTTCCCCTTTTCGTCTGTAAACCCCTAAGGCGCTTTTGAAATCGTCAATGGTCTCAGTCGCAGCACCTTTTAGTGCCTTGTTGGCTGAACGTCTCACCTTTTCGTCTCCAAGCTTTGCTTCTAGATTCCGGATCACTTCCTCGAATCCTACCAGTGTCGCACCACTACTCATCCCGACCACCTCCGATAATGACGATTAAGAAATCACGATTATCATAATCAGGACGAACGTCGATGATGTTCCAATGCTTCCCTTGTAAGCGTTGGTCCATCACCTCCACGAAATGCCGGACATCTGGCTGGTAGCTAGTCAGTGGATCCCGAATTTTCAAAGTCATTTTTGCAACCATCGATTTACCAGTGGAGATTTCAATATCCTTCATGCTAGGAGAGTAGGCTTTTGCAAAAGTGAAAAATGCCTTCTCAAAGCTAACATCTCGACCATCCAAACCGTCCTCCACCTTAGAAGTATAGAAGGTGACAGGCGTTCTTAGGTCCCCATTGGTCGCTTCCGGTTGCTTGTATTTAAAGTTAGGCTTCAATGCCCTGTGTTGCTACTTCTTCTGTTGTCGTTTTAGGAGCAGTCCCGACCACTGGATTGATGAAACCAGGTAGTTTTTCCATCAGTTCCTTTCGTCGAGCTTCATCCGTTTCAAATGTAGTTCCGACTTTGCGGAGCACATTTTCTTTTAAATCGAAAAATTCTTTTAAAACTTCGACCATGTTCCCTCCTACTGATAATTATTAAGAGACAGCTCCAAAATCTCACCCTGGAAATTCGCATAGAAAAACTCAACCTGGTCATTATAGAGATATCTCGAACGCTCAAGGATTAATTCTTCCACACGGCTATCGCTGGCATCAAATGAATACGTAAGGTCCAGAATCGCTCTTTCTGACGAAGTGAGCATGCGTGAGAGATTGGCATCCTCTGCTTTATGAAAGATTTTCATCCGCTCCTTGAATGCTCCTAGAAGCGGATGAAGTTGTTTAGTTTCTTCCATTCGGTGTCACCACCTATTATTTAATTTTCAATTCCCAAACAGCAGCAGTCTTCTCATCGTGAGCCTTACCGTGAGCAAATTGCTTAGCAGTGTAGAGGTTCAAATCTTCGAGAGCGTAAGTCTCAGTGAAGCGACCAAACTCGATTCCACCACCTACGAATGCATCATAGCGCCCTTTAACAAATGTAGTCACTTTACCAGCAGTCTGAGCAACTGACTCAACCAAGATCAAGTTGTACGGCATTGCAGTCACATACGCTCCTTGAGCGTTCAAGGAAGTGTATTGTTTCTTGACATCCCATGCATCTGCTGTGTTGACCACCATCACGACATTCCCTTCAACTGCCACTGGATTGCCGTCAGACTTAACAGAGTGATGTTTGTACACCGCAGTCAATTCTTTGACAACAGTTGCAGAGTCAGCAAATGTAAGTTTTGCAGTTTCAACAGCTTTTTCTGCATAAGTTGTTTTACCACCAGACGCAGTTCCAGTGAGGGTACGAGATAGACCAATAGGTTTGTCGTCTCCGTCACCGTTCAAGAAAGCAGCTTCCAAAGCAGCAGCAAACGCTTCTGTGATTTGAGCAGAAACGAATGATTGCAACCAAGCAGGTCCAAATTTTTCAGAGTCTTTAGGAATGACTACAAAGGCAGTCAATTTATTTTGAATACTTTCTTCTTCGTTGAAGGCTTGTTTCAATTGACCTTGAATTTCCCCATTGATCTTGCCCCAAACGGCTTGTCCTGTTTGAGTTGATTTGAGGAATTTAAGGCGGATGCCAGCGTTCCGCAATCCAAGGTGTTGCAAGAGCGGACGAGCTTTCACCATATCGTCAAAGATACGGTCGATAGTTTCTTGTGGGAAGAGTTTTTCTACTCCCACAGGGGCCGTTTTGTCGATGTCGTTGAAGAATTCACGAGCTTCAGCAGTCAATTTAGCATCGTAAGGATTCATAGCTGAAACTTCCTCATGAGCAGCATGACGAGCTTGTTCCATCATTTCATTTGTCATCGACTCGATCATTTCATTGTAGAGTTTCGCCTGTTCTTCTTGAGGAGCACCATTTGTTACAGCGTTCAAAAAGTTCTGACGAATTTCATTGAATTTGTTAGATAATTGCATTGGCATTAGTATTTTTCCTTTCTAAAATGCAAAAAGACCGAACCCTTTCGGTACAGTCTCGTTTGTGTTATTTTCTGGACTTTCTGGAATATTGAATTTTTTCTGTACAAATTCGCTATTTTCAAAAGTCTCTCTTGCGATTTGTCGAGCTTCTAACTTATTAGCTACCAGCTCAGCGATTTTATCAACATCAGGAGTCATCGCTGACTTCATCTTGTCGATAAAGTCATGTGGGATCATTGGAGTTTCGCTTGCAGCAAATGTTGGAGCAAGCTCTCCGCTAAACATGACACGGTCAGCAAATCCTTCCTTGACTGCTGATTCAGCATCGAACCAGGTCGTCTCATTCATCAGATCCAATAAATCATCTAATGCCTTACCAGTCTTGTCGACATAAGCATTTGCGATAGACTTATTAAAACCTTCAAGCACTCCAGCTTCGTGCAGTAGAGTGTTGTGGTCTCCGTCAACTCGTGACGACACGTTATGGATCATGATTTGCGCAGTAGGGCTAATTTCTACCACGTCACCAGCCATAGCGATGACGCTTGCTGCACTTGCAGCAATGCCCACGATCTTAACAACTACTTTCCCTGAGTAGGACCGCAAAGCGGTATAGATTTCACTACCAGCATACACATCACCACCGCCCGAATTTATATGGACTTCAATGTCCTCACCAGTTTCCGGAAGTACTACGTTTTTAGGAGCGGTACAGTCCCAACCGAACCAATCATACATCCAAACATCATCGTTCGATACAATGGTTCCCTTAATCGGAATCACTTTCATCTTCTTTCTCACCTCCCTTCTCTACATCCTCACCAAGTTGATAGTTCTTAGTGATCAGAGGCTTGTCGCCCCACGGTACAGCTTCAAGACCAAGTTCCTCACGGACCTCATTGATAAGCATGGATCCAGAAGAAATCAGCTTGTCAATACTTTGAGCAAGTGAGAATTTATCCCTTTGGCCTTCACCGACAATGACAAGACGATTGTTGCCCCTGTACTCGCTTTTGCTTAGCAAAGCGAAGTTCAAGCCATCGCTCATCTTTTTCACAAGCGATTGGTAGCAATAGCTATTAAACATCTTCTGGCTATTCTCAAGGTTTGCCATATCCCCATGCATCAGCGCAGTAGGTATTCCCAAGATATCGGCCACTTCATCATCAAACTGCCGACGAAGTTTCTTGAGCTCATCCACGGACAGATTAGAAGTTCCTGTGGTATTGGTCAGCTCAGAATATTCCATTCCTTCTTGAGCTGGTACAATCGCAACCGTTTTGGTTGTAAACGACTTAAAGAGTCCATCAGCATATTTCTGCATCTTCTCACGCTTCTTATCGTCGAAGCTTGCGTTCGTCCTTGTACTAAGGACTCCACGGATCTGATTGTTCCGTGCCAGCGCTTCGACTAGCCGAGTGTGTAGTTTCTCATAGTCGTTAAACAACTGAGTAAAATATTCTTGAAGACGATTGTTGTTGTACTGCAAGAAAATGACATCGTTCATCTTGAATGGTTTTTGGAAAGTATAATTCTGACAAGTCACAGACGTGAATGTATCATCATACACAGCATACTTCTGACGAATGTACGAATCAGCAATCAACAGCTGATCATCACTCGACAGAAAGATTAGGACTTCATTCTTTGTCAATAAGCGATAAATAGCCTTTTGCCAGAATTCAGAAGCTGACTCATTCTTGTTGGGTCTTACATTTAGCAGGTAATCCCAATCAGTAGCCTTCTTCTTCCCATTCTCGATGAATTTGAACTCAGACCTTGCAAAGATGCGGGCCACAAATTCAGCAGCCTTATCAATCGACAAGCTCTTTAGTTGCAGATTTCCAAAAATCCGCTCCAGCTCATCAAACTCAAAACTCGGTTCCGGAACTTCTCGCTTGAATAAATTTAGCCATCCCAAGGCACCTCCTCCTTTCTTAAATTTTCTGCCAACCACCCACCCGGGATTTCACCCTTATCGTTTAAAGAATGACTTCTTCGAGCGCTTCATATCTTGCCTAATAGCTTCGAACTCTTTATTCGTCTGCTCGATATTTTCACTACAAGCATCTTCATGGCGCTTCAAGGCTTGACTTAGAGTATTCAATTCGCCCTTCAATACAGCCACTTCTGATTTCAATTTCTCGACTTCATTCTGTAAGCCTTGTTTCTTCTTCATTCGTTTGTTCATTTTGTTTTCCTTTCTAAAAATCCCAATCTTCAATCACATCAAGGAATTCACCAACAGTGCTTTCCTTGATAATTTCTCTCTTGTAGAGAGCGGCAATAAAAGCATGGAAGCCATCGGTCTTGCGTCTCACAGGTTCCTTCTTCAAAAACCTCTTGTTTCCGTCCTTGTCTTCCTTCACGAAGGTGTTATCTGTGTACCACAGCATCGACCTATCATTTCCAAAGTTAAATCTCTCATTCGCAAATCCATCCTCGATGATTGGTGCCACCTTGGATTGGATAGCCCCTGGATTGCGAAGGAATTCAAACTCAAAGCCAGATTCTTCCAGTAACGGTTTCAGCAAGTCCATCCGAAAACCATCGGCACATACTAGCTCAATATTGTATAGCTTGCGCCACTCATTCAGTTTAGCGACCAGCAACCGTGGATCTATACTTGGTCCATCTACGACAGTAAAAATCCCTTGCTCTTGCCACTCACGGATTGGAGCCTTGATTTTAAACGCATCAAGGAACGTCTTCCGAGCAAAACTGTGCTGCCTCCAAATAAAGTCATCGCCGTCCTTAAATAGCAAGCCAACAGATGCAAAATCTCGGATGCTTGCGTAGTCAAATCCAGCCACACACGACCTCCCGGCAAGCTCGATATCACTATCTCTCAAAGTAGCAAGCAACTTATCACGAGTCGTCACATCTTTCTCGAGGTCCGCTTCTGGGAGATTCATCCGCTTGGTCATAAACTCTTGTCTGCCTGATGGCTCGAGTTCCAAGTCATCATAGTCAGCTTTCGTTCTGGCGAGCAGACGCTTAGCGTAAGGAGTTGTCTCATCCAGCATAGGATTTGCTTTTGGCCAGTTGCTCATATCGTCTACTTCTTCCGGATCATCCAACTTGCAAATAAACGGAAATAAGCGGAACTCCTCAAGTTCACCGTTCAAGATTTTCATCGACTTCTCAATCAGCTTGTCGTAGAACCCTTCACGGACATGCCCATTGGTACCATTGTAGAAGGTACGAGCATGGGCAATCTTACCAAGCCCTGACCGCTGAATTTTAACGGCAGAGTCGTTTTCGAACTGGTGAATTTCATCAAATTCTAGACAGCCATCACGAGCCGAGTCCATTGTCTTCGGATTATTTGTCCGATAAGAAAAGACCGAGTTGTTACCTCGACCTGTAATAGACATCTTTGTCAGATAGTAATGGTCTTCCAGTCCTCTTCGTTGGACAGTTTCATAAACCTCCTCGAAAGAGACCTTCCCCTGTTTCTCAGAGTTGGCCGTGATAGTTACGTCGTAATCTCTGACAGGATAGAGAGGGCTGATGAAGAATGCGGCCCGACTGGACATGAAACCATTCTTCCCTCCCCCACGGGACAGAGTCAGCAATATTTCATCAAATTGAGGTTCACCATCCTCTTTCCGAAAAAGAAAAATAAATGGTGTGATGAATTTTTGATACTTGGCCAGTGGGAAGAAATTCTTCTCCGTGAACTGGATATATTTCTCAATCAAAATATTGTCAAAATACAAATCATCCCTTGGATAGATTTTTTCTTTGATAATTTTGAATAAAAGTGAGCGTTCTTTATTGACTTTGATTTTTCCTGATTCCGCAAGTTCGATATAGTCATCAATCAGAGGATGTGAAATCACAATAGATCACTTCCGTCCGATGATGGTTTCTTCTCGACTGGCGAATTTTCAATCTCAAAGTCAAAAGATCGCTCGATTGCTAAAAGCTGATTGCTGGTAGTGTTGATTTCCTTAATCAGCGAGTTTGCTTTTTGGAATCGTTGCTGACCATTATGCACAGTGATGACCAGGCCGTCTTGGTGAAGTCTCTCTTTTAACTCATAAAGCAGTCGGACAAGGTAAATATATCGATGGACTTTCTCATACTGGACAGCGTCCTTTTTTCGTGTACTGAAATTTCCGATTTTAGAAAGTAACTGGTTTTCCAAATCTTTTATATTTTTTTCTGTGTATTCTTCCATTAGCCCCCACCCCCTTCATTTTTTTGATAAATATTTGGACAATCGACCCCTCCCACCGGTTCCCAGAGACCGATTTTTTTCGATTTTTTTCGACCGGGGGGTCTTTAAGTTTTTCAAAATTTTAAATTTTCATCCCCACCATTCGTCAGAACGAAAATTTTTATTTTGCAGTTTGGATGATTTGCGAAATTGGAAGCGATGATGTCGCTTGTTATGACACTCCTTGCACAGAGTACGAAGATTGTCTATATCTAAAGCAAACTCTGGATAATATTCCAGCTCTTTGATGTGATCGACTTCGAGGTTATCTGTAGTCACCTTCCCCTCATCTCGACACCAGACGCATTCAAAATGATCTCGACTCATTGCTTCGAGTCTTAATTGTCTCCATGATTTTGAAAGATAAAACTCTCTGCGACTTTCTCTTGTCGAAACATCTACTTTCAATTCTCAAATTCTCTGTAACATTTCATACTTTCAATTATCTATTTCTGAAATTCATTATATTATTTCTGAAAACTATGTTGTTTTTCTCTCTTGAATTAGACATATCTTATATTCTGTCTGATTCGCACCACCATTTAAGCTCTAGTAAAATAAATGGACTGCGGAGATTTGATGAAACAAATTAGCGTTTTCCTCGTTATGTCTAATTATTAACTATAAATCAAAATTAGACATTGCTTTGTCTCGTTGATCTTGTCTAATCCCGATATATCTAAGCGTAATCGCAGGAGATGAATGATTGAATAGATCCATGAGCATTGCCACATCCTTGGTCTTCTTGTAGTAGTGATAGCCGAATGTCTTTCTCATCGAGTGTGTCCCGATGTTTTCAATTCCACATTCGATTGCAGCTGTCTTCAATATCCAGTCAACTGTTCGTCTATCGAGTGGCTTGTTCTTCCCTATCCGACTTTGGAATAGATAATGATGCAGTGGTTTGTCTTTGATGTACTCTCTGATTTCTTTTTTCAAAGTCTTTGTCATCTTGAGTTGCTTGCGCTTCCCTGTCTTCTGCTCTTTGACTTTAATGTACCACCCTTGCACATCCTTGACTCTCACTTGTAATATATCTCCTACACGCAGACCAGAGTTTATTCCAAACAAAAAGAGCAGATAGTTCCTTTCATTCCACTCTCTCAGATATTCCTTCATGGCTTGGATATCATCCTTGTCCCTGATTGGGTCTACAATGTTCATTGACTCACCTCCTTTCAAGGCAAAATAAAAAGCCAGCTTGTGCTGACTTGGCTGATATTAGGAGTACAGGATTCGAACCTGTGACACGAAGATTAAAAATCAACTGCTCTACCAACTGAGCTAACTCCCAACCCGTTTCATAAGGAGACCTCTCTTCGGTTTTACCCGATAATACAATTTTAGCACCTTTATTTTGAAATTTTTCCACGATTTCAGTCGAATTTTTAACTTTTTTCCAAATTTATTTTAAATTTGCTGTTGGCCGACAATTCAAAGATCTTCTTTTCGAGTTTGTTGAAGAATGGTTCGATGACCTCTTTGTAGGTCAGCGACTTGCTACAATGCAAGTATTTGATTGATGCTCCCTCAACTGTCAGAGTTCCGTCGATGTAGATCGCTTTGATTGCAGTCCATTCGTTTTCTGGAGTTAAAACCTTGACTGAAGAAATGGCTTCTTTCATCAATTCGAGTCGATGCAATTCTGGATCTGACTCTTTCTTGATGATGTCTGATAATGCTTTCGGAGTAACTGTCTTGTTGCTCTTGATGCCTGTGTTAGGATCAGATGGTTTCCAAGGTACTTCAATTTCTTCAATTCGCTCCTTGATTTCCTTGTCAAATGGATATTGTTTCAGTGCCAGGATAAGATATCCATAGCGACTTCGTAGGTTCATTCAATCACCTCTCTTTTGAATATTTCTATCATCCCTGTCAGTGTCGCTCTGTATGCCAAGGCTTCATGCAGTGTTTCGAACTCTGTATCATTCGCTCTCGCTGGATGAGTCCCTTCCCACATGCAGTGGCCTTCATACTGTCTTACAACATATGTCATTTGATGTCCTCCTGTTTAACGAAGACACCATTGACCATTTCCCCTTTCCGGTCCTTAATTTCTTCGTAAGCAGCTTGAAGACATTCTTCAACCGTTAAATCGTAAGCCCCCCCAATATTTGCGATGCTGTCCGTGATAGCTGCTAAATCTTGTTCCGGCCAAAATCTTGGACGGTCTGCGAGTTGGCTAATGTGGCGCAGTGTGAATTTAAGACAACTATCAACATCTTTCAAGTGGCGTTCATTGAAAAGTCCGACAGAAGTTCTATTCAGTGCATCTTTGATTTTAATATTTTCTTGCTGGCAGAAGATAGTCATGACAACCATCATATCACCGATTGAGTCTTTGATTTGATCAACATTGTTTTTTAGATGGCCTTGGACTAATTCCCCAAATTCCTCAACCAGTTTCAAGATTTGCTTGCCACTATCTTGGTTATTCAACCCACGATCAATTGACCAAATCTCAATTCTTTTAATTAGTTCGTCCATGCTTTTCCTCTTTCATTTGTTCTTTCAGTTTTCTTTCACGATTTAATGTTACGGTCAATACATCGTTTTGTTGCTGAATCAGTCTTTTCATCGCTTCATTCTCCTTCTTTGTCTCATTGGCTTTGATGGAAGCAATCGAAACCCAAACGAAGCCCCCTAGCCAACCTCCAACGAAACTAAGGAAGACGATATTTTGTAGATCCATTATTTCACCTCTACTCTTTCTCTTGTGAATTTGTTTTCAAGGCCTCTAAATAGTTCATATTCTTCGTTGCTGTACGAATAAACAGCTGTCGTTGTCTCTTCCCACTGACTCTTAGTGTATGGATATCTTTTTGGTCGTTTCATTCTGTTACCTCCTCAAAATTTCTTTGGTTTATTCCTTTTGAAAATATGGTTCTTCTTTTCTTTTTGCTTTTGCTTATGAAAGTTATTGTCTTTTTCAAAAACAGATTGTTCATCTTTCATGATTTTATTCATGCTATATGAGGTTATTTCCTTAATCTCCTCTTTTTTAGGTTTTACTGTGATTTCTAGAAAGAAAGATTGATTTGGAATTTCAAGTGCGAAAGTTGTTGTACTGTTGTCAGGAGAATTTAAAATATTACCAATTTCAAGAATAAGCTCAGTAATACTGCTTTCAAGCGTCAATGCCATCACTCCACCTCCTCAAAATAAAACCGTCCGTTAAATGGTTTAATTTTAATAATTCCATAATCTATCCCAAGTCTAGCTATAAATGGTTTTGCAATCCGTTCATGCACTGTGAGGATTTGTTCTCTGAACTTCTCTAGCGAAAGAGTAGATTTGTAGAAATTGCATTGATAGCAGGAAGGCATATAATTTTCAAAACTATCTTCTCCGCCTCGATAGTGAGGATGTAAATGATCTACTCTCAAAGTTTTCAAGTCCAAAACCTTGCCACAATAAGCACAATGACCGTCGTACTTATCTAAAACTTTTTGTCTAGTAGTTTTAGATATGCTTTTCCGTTTCATTCTTCCACCTCCTCAATCTCAATCCCCTCACAATCGAACACCCAGCCAAAGCCGGCGTCTTCTAATTGTTTACGGGTGTGAGTTGTACGAAATTTTTTATCTAGTTTTATTGACGATAACACCCAAGCGCGTTGAAATTTAATGAAATTTAAATAATTAAAATCATTACTTTCCATCCCTTTAAATCTTACATAATACTGCTTTTCTTTCTCGACCTCGTAGCCGTCGAGCCATGCACGGGCAAATGTTTCTTGATTTTTCCAATCTGATAACCATGTATCAACTTCTTCTTTTGCATATTCAAAAGCGCCAGACAATGAAATTATATTATTTTCTTTGCACTCCTCAATCCAGTCCGCCACAAACTGTGGCACTTTGGTTTTTGGTTCTTCTAGTTGTTTCAGCTTTTCTATCACACTTTTTGTTTCTACTGTTTCAGCAAAATTGCTAATTCGTTTATAGGTTGCAATCAACTCTTGTTTATTCATAATTTACCTCACTTTTTCGTGTTGCAAACACACGATGGTTTCATATAGTTTTCTCGCATCGCTTTTAATATTGCCCAAACTTTGGTAAGTCAGTTCATCTGCATTACGTATCAAGTTAATTAAAATATTATTTAATTCCAGTATGTACTGCTTGTGTAGTGGCAAGACTTGCTCACTCACGTTATCGATTCCTAACAAATATGTTAAAGATACTCCTAAGATACTGCATAACATTTCCGCACTATCAAGTTTTATTTGATGAATCCCTCTCTCCCATCTTGAGATAGTCAATTTTTCAACACCTAATTTTTTCGCTAAATATTCTTGAGTTATTTTTTTTCTTTTCGTAACTCTCTAAGCCTATTCATCACTCCACCTCCTCAACTTCCATTCCCGGACATTCAAACACCCAACCAAAACCGGCTTGTTCTAACTCTTTGCGGGTGTGGTTGCTTGATGACGCACACATTTGTACTTCATTTCCGAAGAAGTATTCTCCCGTGATGTCATCAAGTTTTAATGTAGATGAATAACTATGTATATTCTTCATCTTCACCCGATACCGCTTCTCTTTCTCGACCTCGTAGCCGTCAAGCCAAGCACGGGCTAATTTGTCCATATTATCACTATTAGTATAATACCATTGGTATATATCCGAACTACCGTCATTATCAACTATGTCTTGGAAAGTGTCCTCAAGATCCCAATCGTGTTCCTTTGCATACTTGATCAGATCGGCCACAAACTTCGGTAATGTGACTTTCTCTGGTTCGTTTAGTTGTCGTAAATCTTTCAAGACTCTGCTAATTGCAACAATAGGAAAAACATTAAGCTTTTCAGACATATCCTCGTAATGTTTAATCAACTCTTTCTTATTCATCCCTTCACCTCCTCAATTCTTGCTAGCGGGTTATTTCGAAGCCACCCGAGGCCGTGCCGTTCAATCTCGTCGATCGTGAACGTCTGCGTAAATTCGATAGTATAGCGAGTCTCGTCTTTGATCTCCACGAGGTACGTCTTCCAACCTTCTTTTGGATTCTTCGATTTTGAAAGCAAGCTTCGCAAGCTCTCGATTTTCGCCCTGGTCTGGTCTGCAATCTCTTGTAGCGTTCCCGTCGCCATGAGCTTGCCTTTGTGATAATAGGCGAACGTCCGGAGCTTGACGGGCGAACCCAGAAGATCTGTCTCGGTTATTCCAAAGAACGAGCATAGGTCCTCGATTGCGTCTTGGTTCGGCATACGTGCCCCCCGTTCCCAAGCCGTAATCGTATTATAGGCCCACCCAAGACGAAGAGCGAGCTTGTTCTTTGATAAGCCCTGCTCTTTCCGAAAGCGGTTCAAATTCTTCGGGAATCGTTGACGCTGATCGCTGTCGTATTTCACTAATTCAACCATAGCCCACCCCATCAAAAATGCTTTCTCCGCATGCTAGTCATTCCATCAAACTTAAATCCGTGGTTCTTATCAACCCCCTTACATGCACGATCCATGATAGCCTGATTGTAGACTGACTCAATATCAGCACTACTCTCAAGATTGCTTGTGATAATCGTGCAGTTTCGATTGTCCAGGATAGAGAATAAGATACTCTTGGACCAGTCGCTAATCTTCTCTTGCCCTAAATCGTCCAGGACAAGGAACGGGACCTTGGAAAGTCGAGCAATCCACTTCTGCTCCGTCTGTTCCTCGTTGCCAAAATCATTTCTGATTTTAGCCAACAGCTCAGGCAATTTGATAAACATCGCATGCTTCTTAGTCCGATTAGACACGTCCTTGATGATTCCGTAAGCAAGATGACTCTTACCTACGCCAGCTGGGCCGAGAAACAAAACATTATTGGTCGCTCCATTGCAGTATTCATCCACTATCCTGTTAGCAGCAGAAAGCATTTCTTTCTGCCTAGTGGTCGTCGCCTCGAAGTTCCCAAGAGTCGCATTTCTCAATTCAGCATTCACGATGGACGAATTAAACAACACATCCAATCGTTTAGCTTCTGCCCGCTTGTCTTCCAGTTTCCAGTATTCCAGCTGTGTCTTCTGCTCATCACGTTCGATAGACTCTTTGCCACAAGCCTGACAAACCTCGACTTGATTCGGTCCGACCGCATACATCTGTTCACCATGTTTCGGGCATACCTTGTCAATTTTCGTCATGGCCCATCGACCAAATACAATTACTTCCTTATCCTGCATGGCCACACCTCGCACAATCCATAAGGTGTGCCAGTTTACCCAGCACAGTCTTTGGATCAGGATGAGCTAACATGCGTTCTTTCATCGAGTCACTGAGAGGGTAAAATTCCTTCTCAAACGCTTCGATGATATCTGCTAATGTAATCATGTTAAACCCCTATATCATCGCTACTATTTCGATTAGAGCGAGGACCTTCGTTTAAGTACGTTTCAAATTTAGTCCCAAACAAAGTCTCTGGTCTCAAATACTTATTCATATCCTTATTCTTCAACCAGTCCCGGCTCTTGGTATCGATCACCTTTTTAAAATCATCTAACCTAAAACCATCATTCCATCTAGCACGGATTAACTTGCGAGTGGATTTCCCAGTGTGAGTGTAACCTTTCCCGCATGTGTTGTTCAGATGCTCAACGATTTCCTGGTAAGGGATAGGCTCCTCGTGTGATTCGTCAGAATCAGTACTATAGGTAGTTAACCTATCCTTATCTAACCTATCCTTACCTAACCTAACCTGTGGCTCCGAAATGGATACATCATGTATACATTTTTTCTCAGCGTTAAAATTAGCCACTTTCGATTGATCATATTCCAAGTGAGATTTCTCATCCTGGTAAATAGTCGTTTGGAATCGGTCAGATTGGATGTAGTTGTGAATTCGCCAGTGCCGAATAACAACCACACCACTTTCGAACGGAATCAGAAAACCTTTTGCGATAAGGATTTTCATATCGTCATCGCTGGCTCTGATAGTCCGCTGAATCGTTCGAGCACGGTCTATGAAACCTTCATCATCTGCTCCCATGTTTAGATGAAAGTAGAGAGCTTGTGCGGATAGAGGCATCTCAAGAAAATGGTCTGTGTCAGTAATTTTCTTACTAAACATTCGTCTTTGTGCCATTTTGTCACCTCCTAAAACGGTAAGTCGTCATCCTTGATGTCCATTGGATCGCCTGCAAACGAAGGAGGCATCTGCTCGGCCATAGAATTCTGATTTGCAGAATTGTCACGCTTTTCGAGAAGCTGGAAGCTTTCAGCAACGACTTCTGTCACATACACACGCTGCCCTTGTTGATTTTCATAATTGCGAGTCTGGACACGACCAGTGATGCCGACAAGATTGCCTTTCTTGGTCCAATTTGCGAAGTTCTCAGCCGATTTGCCCCAAATCACACAGTTGATAAAATCAGCATCATATTCACCATTCTGGTTCTTAAAATTCCGATTCACGGCAAGCGTGAACTGCCCGACCGCTTGATTTTGAGGAGTGTAACGAAGGTCAACATCACGAGTCAGACGGCCGATAAGTACAACATTATTGATCATTTGTACCTCCAACCAATGCCTCTAGCTGTAACATCATAGCTTTCTCTTTCTCAATCAGCCAGTCCATGTGCACCTTGGCTTTTTCCAAATCTTCGATACCGTTCTTACGACGATAGCGAAGTACATACTTGATAAGATTTCCGAGATGGTATCCAGTCAACTGCTCATCATTCATAAAATTACGATGGACATCGATTGCTTCAAGGCCATTCCGACCTTGGTAGTGTTTTGGATTGTGTACGTTGTCGCTCATGCTGTCATTCCTTTCACATTGTTCTTTTTGTGGATCTCTGTCGCACGTTTATTAAGCAATTCCCGCTGATATTTAGCTGATTTGTAGTAGCGCATCTTCTCTTTTTGACGGATGATGATGCAGCGCAATACGAAGATCGCAAAGCCTGAAAGTACTGCATATGTAGCAAACGCTACTGCCAAGAAAATTTCAATAGTTGTCATTAGTTTCTACCTCTACCTCGGTTGGTTTTTCTGGGAATAGTTCCCGATTGAATTTGTTGATCATAAAATCTTGGGCCTTGTTGGATTCTTCCATTCGTCCGACAATCTCGGCCCAGCGTCCAATGCTTCTTGAGTGCGAATACACTCGTTCTTCAAGTTCTTCAATTTTTCGTTGCTGGTCATATGTGACCTTAATCATTGCGATTGAAAACAGCGGAAAGAAGAATAGAAGCATCATTGTCATATATTTTAGTTTTCTAAGGCTCATGCTCGAATAACCCCGTCATTCTTAAAATCTACAGCCATTTGATGCAACCTCTCCTCAAATTCACTATCAGACAGTTTCATCAATTCGGCTTTTTCCTCTAGTTTCAGCGGACGGTTGGCATCTTGCCAATCCATCAACGCTAACAACTTTTGAATAGGATCCATTTTTTCTCCTTTAAATTGTGTCTTTTGTTCTATAGCCCTTAAAATTATTTCGTTAGCTATATCTTTTGTGAGCTTTTGTGACTTAATCAAAGCGTCACTATAAGTTTCTGATTGTTCAATTAGCCAATCAGATACTTTTATGATTTCATCTTCAAAATCCATCTCAAGACCGATGACCTTTCTATATTATTGTGTTAAGTTACTACTGACAAAAAAACGATTAAATAAGACCTCTTCCTCCTTATGAAAATCGTCTGTCAATTTTTATGAAAGGAGGTAATCTATGAATTGCATTAATGAAATGTTGCCTAATGAAGTAAGTTTCTTGTCATATCGTTTTTCAACTTCAGATGCAGATAGTGTTGATCCATCATCTAAACCTGTTTTGAAATTTGCTACAACAGTAGATAATGAGAAATTTATTGATTTATTGTCAGTACATGAAAATGGTTTAGTTCTATTAGTAAAAAGTGAAGACCATGAAGTTTGGTCTAATAGAAAACCAATTTCCAATACTGTTGATGGTAAACTTGTAATTACTTTTGAAAGTGAATAATCGAATCACTAAGTTTTACAGTAGTTTTCCTGTCTTTTGAGATAAGGACTTGTTTTTCAACAAGTTCTTTTTTTAATTTCATTTTCATTTTTTTCTCCTTATACAATTTTATTTCAGCAGAGTATTAGGAAATGATTGCTTAATTGATATCTCTTGAAGACGCTCCCGACCATTAATATAGTCGATTTGAATCAGGGTTTCAGGAACTTCGTCCTTGCTTGTCTCCCAAACAATGTTAATTCCTTGTAAACCGATATCTTCAGCTTGAAAATCAACTCCATTTAAAATAACGTGAGGTATGCTAGAATCATTGCTGATTTTAATTTCTAGATTTTCGATTTGCAATATCTTTTTTAAAGGTTCGCTCATTTATCCTCCTCACCCCACCAAACTCATCTGTCCGTTCCGGGCTTTAATTTCTAACTTAGTATTTGCTGATGGCTCCCAGCTGTTCCAGTAGTCAAAGGCTTGTTCTTCGTCCTTACGCTTCAATAGGTCATATCGAGGGATTCGGAAATAGTCCTTGAAGTCTTTAGCAGCCTGAGAAAATACAGATTGTGCAAAATTTCGATCACGGTATGCCTGGCTATCTTTGCCACCAAGCAAGGCCACGACTTTCTTCTTGCGCAATTTTTCCAACGCTAGACAGACCGAAGGGTTGATTGGTTGCTCATTCTTCAGATAATCGACATCGGCTGATAAGATGGATTGCCCTTCTTTCAGCTTTTTCAATTCCTGGAGTGCATGGATCATTGCATCTTCTACCACTAATTCGGTAGGTTGAGTTGTCACTTCATTCATTATTCAAATTCTCCTTCTAAAATGTTGCTTTCTTTGCGGATATCGTTCAGATCGTTGAAGAACCGAAGCCCACGGCTAATGAAACTATCAAATTCGTTTCGGATGATTCCGTCTGCTTTGAGGACTTTCTCCTCATCTGCGTAGATTAAACCTCCCATACTTGCCAAGAAGTCATTCCCTTTTTGCAATAGGCTTGTGATATTCTTGTAGGATGAGATTTGCTTCTGCACACTGTTGAGTTGCCCTTGCGATTCTTCAATCGCTCGAGTCAATTCATCGTATTTAGCGGATTTCTTATCAACTTCTTCACGCTGGGCCAGTGTGTCAGCAAGTTGCTTTTCGATGAATTCGGAGCGTTCTTCCATGGCTTTGACCGTTTTAGAAAGTTCCTTATTCTTTTCCAGCAACTGCTTGTTTAGGTCCTGTGTGGCCTTGTAATCGTCTGGGATGACTTCCTTAATAGTTTCCTTGACTTCGACCTTGGAAGATTTAATACGCTCGTTTTCAACTTGTAGAATTTTGTTAGCTTGCTTGCTGAGGTTGAGTTTCTTCTTGACTTCCTGAAGTTCTCTTACCGTCGGATTGTCGCCATCTTCGATACGTTGAATCTGCTCCTCTCGCTCTTCTTCTGGAAGAGTTGCAATCAGATGAAGTGCTGTTGTTCCTAAATTTCGTAACGTTTCGAAATTTGGAAGTTCTTTTGCTATCTTCATCGATTTACTAGCAAAATCTTTGTCAATTCCAAGGTTAGTGTACCAATCCATAAATTCACCATGCACCAGATTGTGTTCTTTTACATGGTTCAAGCGTCTGCCAATTTCCCAAATTGACTGGCCAGCTATTTGCTTGTGATGGCTAATTTCTAGTTCTATCTGAGATAGATTATTCGACAAAGTTATTTCGTTTAACATTTGATATATTCCTTCTCCATCTCTAAAATCTCGTACACGTCTCGGACGTCGTACATTTTCTTTTTGCCTTGCTTTCGAAATGCAAGTCCTCGACGTTCCAGCTTTTTAATGTAGCTATGGTCAAACCCGAATTTCTTCATTAAGGCCTTTTGATCTAGTGGTAATCTTTCAGATTCTATTTCATCCTTGAGCTCTTTTTTTATGATCTCGACCATCTGTTTTAGATAGACTTTCGCGATCTCATCCGAGATCAAGGGAGGCATTTTCGTTTCCTCCATTTCTTCGTTCCTCCAATTGTGCGGGCAAGCACTTTCTGATATAATTAAGATAGATATTTTAAGCAAGCGTCGGATTTTTCATCCGGCGTTTTTTGTTACCGAATTTTAAAATCTTCAATCACTCGGGCGACAAATCGATGTGCTTGAGGATTTTTCAGTTTTCCGTTCAAAATGTTCGTCACATCTTGGCGTGTCATGCTGTACTGAACGGCTAGAGTAGCCATTGTTAGATTATTTTCTTTCAGGAAATCCAAAATTTTTTGACGACCGTTGTCCATGTTTGGCATTCATCTTCCTCCTTTCTTTGTGAGTAAAAATAATGAATGTTTTTTTACGGAAACTACTGTCTGCCCTAGCTTTTAACAAAATAACACCTTTACAAACCTTCTTACTTTTCATATAATGAAACTACCTTTGTTAGCAGAAAGGAGCTGATGCATATTGGCAGAATTTTTGAAAGGTACTGTGTCTCAGTAGTTAAACTCTATTTCTGGTCTGGTTGCCAGCAACGACAAGCAAGAGTCGTAAAAATAGGTGCGAGTTCAGTCGTGGGAGGTAGCCACGTTAAAAAGCGCAACTTCTCGTAGACCAAAGTCCCTAACTATTTCAACTGCAGTGCTGGGGGCGATACCAGCGAAGTGTTGTTAGCTACTGCTATTAGCTTGAGCAGAACAATTTCCGTAACGTACTTCAGATAGCAGCTGGGGTACGTTTTTTATTTTTGTAAGAAATTGAGTTAGTGATTTTACATTATCGCTTGACAGTTTTTAGCGTATCTGCTAAAATGAAAGCATAATTAAAAACCTTGATAAAACCTTATATCTATCAACTCATTTGCTCGCCAAAGCTATTTATTTTTAGATAAGTTTTAACTTCGTTTTTGACTAACTCATTAACTTACAAAAACTATTTTAGCGTAAACGCGAAACAATGTCAACTATTTTTTGCGTATTTTATAAAATATTTTTTGTCATGTCTAAGAAAGGCTGATAAATCAATGTTTTCTACTTTTGAAATAGTAAAAGATTTATGTGAAAAACAAGGGATTTCGCTAAATACTTTAGAAGATAAGCTAAAACTAGGCAAAAATTCTTTGTACGGGTTGAAAAGGAATCAACCTTCTGCTGAACGGCTTCAACAAATCGCTGACTACTTCAACGTATCCACTGACTATCTGCTAGGTAGAACAGACAATCCACGGATCGCATCGGACGAAACCATCGGTGGGTATACCTCTGAGGATCTGCGAAAGATGGCTGAAAACGCCAAAACATTTGACGGTAAGCCACTTACTGAAGAAGATATTGACGCGATTCAAAATATCATAGAAATATACTTGAGAGGTAGATAGCCTATGACCATTGAAGAGTTAGTTGACTCTAACGGTGTTACACTAGCTTATTTTGATAACGAATTATGGCAACGACCGGGAATGATAATAGATGAATTGAAGATTGTCTTCGTAAACAAGGCGCTGTCCGAGGAGGCTCAAAAACGCGTCATTTTGCACGAAATAGCTCACTTGAACCATTCCAAGGCCCAATACACCATCAACCCAATCAAGTGCGAGAACGAAGCGAATCGGGCCATGATCCGGGCTCTTATTCGGGAGGAGCTGGACGAAGGCCACGAATTCAACTATATTCGTTTTATGGATCGACACAATTTAAAAACGACCACGGACGAGATCATGGTCGTTGATGAATATTTTTCGCTGATAGGATAAAAAAGAACCCTCGGGCAAGCCCGAAGGAGAAACAAGATAAAAAATTATAAGTTAAGTATATCATAATCATTTCGTTCTTTCAATTGTGCGGGCAAGCCAAAACGGAGGACAACATGATAAAAAAATATACAACCAAAAACGGGGAGACTCGTTACTTATTTCAAACTTATCTTGGGATAGATCCCATAACTGGCAAAGAACGACGAACCACTCGCCGGGGCTTTAAAACCATTAAAGAAGCCAAACAAGCCGAAAGAAATTTGTTGCTTGACGTGGAAGAAAACGGGTTTTCTTCTAGTCAGTCTGGAAAGTCTTTTAAAGAAATTGCTGATCTATGGTTTGAGAATTATAAAACAACTGTCAAGGCTTCTACTGCTTTTAATACGAAGCAAAAACTTGATTATATGATAGCTGAATATTTTGAAGGCGTGAACGTAGATAAAATAACTGTCATATTTTGCCAGTCATTGTTTATAAAATTAAGCCAAAAATATTCTATGTATGCCAATTATGCTTCGATCATCAATCGCATTTTGAAGTATGCTGTGATGTTAGATATTATCAAAAGCAATCCGATTGACAAAATAATCAAACCAAAAGCTAAAGAAGTAGAAAAAAAAGAAAACTGCTACACTAAAGAAGAATTAAACACTTTTCTAAAATTGGCAAAGAAAGAGAGTGCGTTATTCCACACTCTTTTACACACTATAGCTTATACTGGTTTAAGGCGTGGTGAAGCACTAGCTCTTAAATGGTCCGATATTGATTTTGAAGAAAAGACTTTATCAGTAAACCGTACTACCGTTTATGTTGAGGGAAAGCAAGTTTTACAAACACCTAAAACCAAAGCCAGTAAGCGTGTTATACCTATTGACAATTATACCATCAGCGTTTTAAAGAGCTGGAAGTTAGAGCAAAAGAAACAATACTTTAAAAATGGAGTATCATTTTTACAAGGTGAAAATTTAATTTTCACCAATTCATGCTGCTCTATGTTTGTGCCTAATGAATTTTCGAAAAAACTTAGAAAATTCATCAAGAAGTACAATTTAAAACCTATCACCCCTCACGGCCTACGGCACACACACGCTAGCTTATTGTTTGAATCTGGTATCCAACCTAAAGAGATATCAGACCGATTAGGTCATAACAACATTCAAACGACGCTTGATCTGTACACACACATAAACGACAATCAACGGTACAACGTGGTTGAAAAATTCGTAAATTTTATGTCGTAGTCAATCTCGTATTCAACCTACTCAAACCCTTGCGGTTGTAAGGGTGACTTGTTTATACCAAAAACTATCTATGGT